TCAGCCGGAGTTGCCGGCGAATTCTCATTTGCAGGCGCTTGCAAAACCGGCGCAGTTACGACGGCCCCGGCGGGCGCCTGGTGCCAGCCCGCAGCCATCAAGGCGGGGAGTTCCGATATCTCCACTTCCCTGACCTCGCCGGTGGGATAGAACTTCATCAAGACTTTCATTTGCGTTTTCTCCGAAAGGTTATGGGTTGAAGTCTTCGCGCAGAAAGATGGGCGCCACGAAGTATTCGAATGTCGTTCCATCCGCACCAATTACCACTGTCTCGCGATGAAAAGCCGGTCCCTTATCCGACATCGGGCCGCAAGCCGGATCAATCGACGCATGCAGCATTCGCAGGGTTCCAGAGCCGTTGGGTACGTCGTTCACAATCCAGTCGCTGATATCCTCATAGCCGACGTCATCTATCTCAGGGGCGCGAAGATAGAGTTTAAAGTGGTGGCCAAAATGCCACGTTCTGTCGAACGGAGTGGGATCAGTTCCCTCCCACGCGACCATGATCGAGCCAGGTGGCATGGAGAGAATTCCCAGGCGGACATTGTTTTGCGTCCGCTGGCCAAAGACGATTCGGTTCTCCGAATAGTACTGGATGTTGTCGGCGTTGCCCCCGAGCGCATCCACGAGATGCGGAAGCGACTGCAGGGCTGTCACCCATTCGGCGAGGATGGTCTTTGGGTTAACCATCGGCCTTTTGTCCGGATCGAGGGGTTAGAGTAAGAGCGACCATTCCGTTCGGGTCCGGTTGATCGGAACCGCCGACGACCCACTGCGTTCCCCAGGCCGTCACCCAGTCGCCACGTTGCGGAGCGACTGGGAGATCGGCTGGGTTGATCGATATCTCTTCGGCGTTGGCCAATGGGCCAGATTCGCCTTTGACACGGGCGTGCCGGATGGCGGTGATGGTTACGGAAGACCCCAGCGCCATCTGAGCTTGCGTGGATTGGTAAACGACGGGCTCACCGAAGACGCGCTGCACGATCCCAGTGATTGCCGCATCGATTGTGGGCCAGCTTGCCATGATAGCCGCTTAGAGTTGGACGGCGGTCTGGACTTCGTGGAAGGTCACGATGAATTGGCCAGCGGCCGTGGTGTTTGCCGCCAGGCACGCCAGGTTCAGGAGGTAACCCGGGGGGACGATGATCCCGCCCTGGATCGGCACCTCCAGCGCGAATCCCACAGTATTCGTCAGAGCGTTGCTGTTCGCACTGGTGCCCAGTGGATACCATTTGTCATCCACGACGGTGGCCGCGTGCCCCATCCCAGCCCGGCCTGGATACTTGCGGCCATTCAGCGAGGAAATCACCGGGGTATCCGCCGTGCTCGGAGCCGACGTGAGCGGTAGAATGTTAAGCATGGCGAGCAGGGCGAACATCGACGCCGCGCCGGCGGACGTGGTGCAAAGCCAGCCGATGTCGTCGATCACGTAGGACTTTCCGGTGGGGGGTTCGCCGTTCCATAGATATGCCGCGGCGGCCGTGGTGGGCAGCGCGGTTACACAGGCGACGGCCGAGGTGCGCAACACCCAGCTATTACCGAGGCGCACTAGGTCGGCTCGCTCCGGCAGCGCCTGGGCTACCTGCATATCGCCGCGCGGGTTGCCGAACGCATTGCCCGGCATAAGCTCGGGAAGGTTTTCCACGAGGAGGTTGCGTGTTTGAATTCCAATTGCCGTAGGGTCCATCGTCGTTCCTCAAGTTGAAGTTGTCGCGGTTTTAGGAGGGTGCGGTTACAGCCGAACCCTCCCGGTTACGGCTAGCTGGTGGTGAGCTTCTGAATCACGGCCGGCTTCAGACAGATCGGCAGCGGGTTGCTCTGCACTTCGATCTCGATGCCTTTGTCGTACTTCATCAGCTCGGTTTTAGCGTAGAACGGAAGACCTTCGGTGTTGACGGTCTCCATGTAGTCCGCCGGGGCATAGAACGTCTTGAAGACGCTCGTGCCCATCGGGAACATGTAGGCCGCGTTGGAGTCGATCAGCGGTTGCACGTTGCCAGCCGAATCCGTGACGGACCCGGTGTAGTTGATCCAGGTTACACCGCCGAAGCTGAAGCCGCGCACGGCGTTGACCAGGCCGGAAGCGTTCGGCGCGTCGCGACCGCCGCTGTAGTCTTCGGCCAGGTTCTGCCCGTTGGCGTTTTGGAAATAGGTGAAGGCCACCTTGACGTTCGCGTGCGACACGAACGCGTCGTAGAAGCCATCCGAACAGAGGGCGACGAACTGGCTCATCAGTTCGCCGCGGAGCGCGGCAAGGATCGTGCGCTTGGTAGCGGCAATCTTGCCCATCATATCCGTGCCGGCCGTTCCGGTCGCATACGACGTGCTCGCCTGCGAGATCCCAAAGTCTCCGTAGATGTCCAGGATCGTGGTTCCGGCGCCGTCTTTCACCAGGCCGGACTTCAGGACGCCCAAACGCAACCATTCGAGCGTCTGATCTTCCTTGATGCGCAGTTCGCGCATCTTCTTGCCGAGAACGTACTGCGCATCCTGCACCGCGTCGCTGCCGGGCCGGCGGCGTCCCTGCAGATCCGACGCCAGAACGATATCGTTCACCGGGAAGTGAGGGATGCTATAGCTCCGGCTACGCCCGGTTAGCGTTTTGTTTGCCACCCCAGGGCCGCCCCATTGCGACTGCGGAAGCAACTGGTTGGTCAAGGGATCGAAGTCCACCGCGACCGAGCGATTCTGCACGCCTTCGTCGACGAACAGCCCGAGCGCTCCCAGGCGCCCGTATTGCGGAGTGATGTCATTGACCGCATTGGTCAGGGAGATGACGCCGAAAGCGTCGGAGGTGAATACGTTGAGGATGTTGACTGCCATTGTCGTTTTCTCCTTATGCGCTTTCGGCGCTTAGACTCCGTACCCGGCGCGGGTTGTCATGCCGAGCGCCAGAAGCTGCGCGGTTCCGGTCGCGATCTGCGGAGCCGTCGCACCGGACGGCCATAGCAGGCCGGAGCTTTTCAGCACCGCCGGACCGCGCGTCGCGGCAACCGAAGTGGCATCCGCCGTCAGAGCGACGGGAACGGGCGCCAACAGGACGCCAGCCGCGATCTGCGTGCCATCGAGCGCGGTGAGGGCGAGCGGAACGAACTTGCCGCTACCGGCCGCGATGGTGATGTCGAAACCGTCGCCGACGATATAGTGCGTCGTGCCGTCGTCGGTGAAGGCGAACTTCACTTGATCGGCGAACGTGACCGAGCCGCCGGCGCCGTAGATGCCTTCGCCGATGGAGACGCCATACGGATCCACGACGATGAAGGTTCCGACCGCGACCACGCGCACCGTGTAGATGCCCGCTTTTGCGTTGGCGAGAACCGGGGTCGTGACGTCGAGCACCAAGGTTCCGGCGCCGGTGTTGCCGCCGCTCTTCGCTGCCTTGGTGGCCGCGCCGAGGGTTTGCTTGCCGAGCACGGTGCCCACCTGGCTGGCCGCGCTGCCATTCGCGAGTGTGATCTGGTCGTAAATGTAATTGATTTCTTCGGCCGCTTGGTACAGCAGAAAGTCGCTGATGCGTGGATTCTCGTTAATCAGGCTCAAGTTACACCTCCCCTTTCAATCTGGCTCCGAGACCCTTCAGGACCTCGCGCCACGGCTTCGCCTTGCCCTGGACCGGACCTGATGCGGCGGCCGCGGCCGCATCGGCGGCGCCCGGCATAACACCGCTGTTCAGTTCCTTGCCCGCTTCCGCCTCAACTCTCGCGGCGAGCAGTTCCTTGCGAACCTGATCGACGCTCTTTCTCTGGCCGATGAACTCCGCCGCCCGCGCCGGCGTTCCGGCGATGGCGCACAGATCGGCGATTCCGCTGGCTTCCGCGAATCCCGCATCGCGGGCTTGCTTCACCAGCGCTTCGATTTCGGCCGCCGTCGGTTGTTTCGTTTCCGCCGGAGCCCCGCTCGTTGCTTCCATGTGCTTCTCCTTGGTTGAATTCGCGGGTGCTCCCGCGGAACTTGCGAAGAGCGAACGCTCGCCCTTCTGAATCGCCGATGCGAGCATACCTACCGCATCGTCCATCGAACCGACCGCATCGGCCAGCCCAATCTCGACACCCGACTCGCCCAAAAAAATGGCCGCTTCGGTCTTGCGAACCGCTGCGGCAGACATGCCGCGATTTTGAGCTACAGCGGTCGCGAACATTTCGTAAATCTGATCGATGCGAGACTGAATTTCGCTCTTGGCTCCTGGCGTCAATGGCTCATGCGGATTTCCATCGTTCTTTCGCGCGCCGGCATAGATGGCAGTGTATTTCAGGCCGTCCTGTTCGTCGCGGGCAGAGACATCACGATGTAGGGCGATCACACCAACGGAACCGATTTCCCCAACCTGAGAGATGACGATCTGATCCGCCGTGCTCGCCAGCATGAAGGCGGCAGAGCATGCTTGGTCAACAAACGCGAGCATCGGTTTGTTGCGAGGCTCGGCAGACATCGAATCGGCAAGATCGAATAACCCCTTAACCTCGCCGCCAGGAGAATCAAAGGCGAGCAGGATGCCGGATACCATCGGGTCTGCCATCGCCTTGTTGAAATTCATGCCGATGCTTTGGTAGCTAGTAAGCCCGCTGATCGCATCCAGAGCTGTCGCTTTACAGACAAGCGTTCCTGAAATGTCGATCAGCGCGATTCCGTCTTGGACTTGATAACCTTGCTGATCGGAATCGCCGCCATCATCAGGAAACTCGGCGAGCGGCTGCCCTAACAGTCGCGGGCCTATCGCGCCGACAATGACATCCAACTTACTCTGAGCTATCGCCAGGGGGGTGTCAAAGATCCGGGCCGCAACTCTCGGCAGTGCGATCATTTCTTCTTTCCTCCGGGTTCGGCCGGCGGCGCCGGCTCAGTCTTTGCCAGTTCTTCGTTGTCGCCAGGCGGAACGACTTCCGTCACGCGGGACATTCCATAGACAGGTACGATCCCATACGCTGCCTCACGGTCATGGTCCTGTTCGATCTCCGCGTCCACTTGCTCGATATCGCGACCGAGTTTCGCGACCTCGCGAGAGCGGCTAGTGAGACAGGATTCGATCTTTGCCCTGACCGTCTTTACGTCCGCTTCCGGGTCTACCCATTCCCAAGGTTGGGACAGCCATTCGACGTCCAGATATTCTTCGGGGTGCTTGCGATAATCCGCCGCATCGATCACGCCGGCGAGGGCGGCCGCATCCAGCCAGGCACTCCACACCGGCCGACAGAATTGGTGCTCGATGACCGATTTCTGAAACTGCTGCCAGATTCGGCGAAGGGCGATCAGGGCAATACGCGAACTCGAATAGTTGGCGCTGCTCACGTCGCCGGTAGCCATGGCGTAGGTGACGCGGAGAATCGTCGCGACGGTTTCCCGTTGCACCCGCATGAACTCGCCATAAGTGTTGGCGACACCCGGGTGTGAGTAGAATCCAAACTCTTCGCTCGCGTTCGTGTCGAGCACGGTGAGCTGGCCGGGATGAGATTCCGTGTAGGCCGCGCCGGCGGGGGCCGTGTCGTTTCCAACCTGATTCGTTATGGCGTTCAGTTGCGAATCGTCCGGCGTCGCCGTCTTTTTCCAGGCGAACAGATAAGCCCCGAGCTTCTGGCGCATCCGCTCCGCATCGTCGTAATCGTCCAAATCCGCAAGTTGGAGAATGATCGGCGCGAGCGGTGTGATACCGCGGATCTGATCTCCACGGATGAACTCCATCACATGCAGGACGCTCTGCGCGGGAACGCGGACGATCTCAAACGAGTTCGGCCAGATCGTCGAATCTCCCGGATGCTCCCGGTAGAAGTGATAGGCCACGCGCTCACGGATCGGGTTGAATTCGATGCTGGCGCGGATCAGGTTATCCGGCGACGCCATCTCGCCGCTCATTCTCCAGAACGCCAACTGCTCGGGCTCGATCAGTTGGATTTGCAGTGGAACGCGCAGGCCGGTAGGGGAAAGATCGGCGGCGAGACGCGGGCGTAATCTCCCAAACGCTTCACCGGCTTCTACGATGTTCCGACAGACCAGGGCCTGCTGAGTGTAGAAGTCCTGTAGGCTGTCCGGCTTTCCGCCCGGCCCGACGCGGCGAGTCGCGCTCGATTGCTTGGTCCATAGTTGGAACTCGCGCTCCAACTGGCGCTTGACAACGGGATCTGAATGTCTGGAATGCGGGCGAATTCCAGTGCCGATCACCTCCGCAACGAAGGACGTAACGCCATTCGCCGCCAGCGGATTATCCATCACCGCCTTGCGCGCACGCGCCGTCAACATCGGGCCGTCCGCAAGGGCGAGGCTACTGGTGCCGCGAGTCGAGCTTCCGACGCTTATCAGCCGGCGCCCCATCGTCGCCGAGTTGTAGCCGGAGGTCTGGAAGCCGAACGCCGCCGCCGCGAGATTTCTGAAATAGTTCATCAGATCCCTTTACCGCCCCACGCAAAGAACGTCCGAATCTTCGGGGCCGGGTTCGGCGTCGCGTCGCTCGCGTTATCGTAGAGCGCCTTGAAGTAGGTGATGGCCTTCAGGATCTCGACGACACCGTGATAGACCACCTTTCGGCCCTGGAGGTCTGTAACCTCCGCGACGCCCAGCGTCATACTGGGTTCACTCTCAAGCGTCTGGATGATCGAATCGAGCTGTGCTGTCGTGTATGCCATCTAGACCAACCTGATTTGCAGCTTCGGGCGCGGAGCCTGGGGAACCGGAACCCTCGCCGGCTGGGGAGCCGCGGGCGTCTCCGGCTGCTCATTTGTACGCGCTTGCACAACCACGGGAGCCGGCGCGATTGGCGCATCAAAGAGCGATCCCTGATCGTTCGCCTTTAGCCCGGATTCGAGCGCGGCCCAGTGTTGCTCCTGAAAGCGGTCCATCCCGCAGACGTTCGCCGCGGCTCGGGCATAGTTTGCGCAGTCGAGCGCTTCATTGCGCTCGCGGGTTTTGATCCATTCGTATTTCGGGTAGCCCTTAACGACGCGGGTCTGGAGGTGCTCAGCGGTCAGTTGCCGGAAGAACTCTTCATCCAGGCCGGTAGCGAAATGTACCCAACCGGATGGATACGGCTCGCCTTCCTTCGGGCGTTCTTTGTTGAGATAACCGTACAGTTCGCTCTTCGCCGTCGAAACATTCACTGGCCAGATTTTCACGCCCTTCGTCAGCTTGCGGCCTTGCACGGTGATGTCAACCGGCTGGGGGGAGCCCACCAAGGCCATCCCGCGAGGGCGCCCATCAACCGCTATCGCGCGACCGATACCTTGCCGGCGCACGAAAAGATAGACCTCATTCGTCGCATAGCCGCTGTCAACGGCCATCCTGGCTATCGGCAGATCGACGCCGCACGGGTGGCGGTAGGTTCGCGCCAGTTGCTCTTCGAGCGCCTTCCAGACTTCCGATCCGTATGGATCACCCTCGAATCGGAAGTGGTCAACCAGCCAACGCTGCTGGCCGCGTCCCCAGCCCCAGACATACCCCTCAATCCAAGACTTCTGAACGTCAACACCCGCTGTCAGGAACAACACGCCGAGCGGAACCGTCCCGAGCCGATAGTCTTCAATCCGCGAGCTGAGCTTCTCCCAGTCCGGCGCGCTCTCGCCAGGCGACTTCCAGGTCTCTGCCAGGATGGTGTTGACGAAGCTTTGGAGTTTGATCGGATTGTCTTTCGCTGGCAGGAATTTCTCGGTTACGATCCGACCCCAACTCCAATCCATTGCGTACAGCCGCGAGATTCCGAAACCCGGATACCGGCCGGCGGCATTCGTCGCAACCCACCGGCCTTTCTGCAGCATGTCGAGCTTGAGGTGGTGCGGGATCAGCCGCTCACACTTCTCACACTGGTAGTGCGCGTTCGCTGGCTCTATTACCTCGCCGTCGACGACACCCCACTTCACGCGGCCCCAAACCAGGACCTGCTCATGTTCGCACCAGGGGCAGGGCATGAAGTATCGGCGCTGGTCGCTGTCTTCGAAGGC